TTGTTTATGTTGGTGACGATATCTTTGATGTAAGAATTGCAAAAGCAGTAGGACATGCATATTGTCCATATGATGCAGTATTTGATATGATACATGAATGTAAAATATTATCTCGAAATGGCGGTGATAATGTTATCGAAGCTTTATTTGAAGAGTTGACTGTAAATGAGTTAATTCCAAGTTATGATTTTGATAGTCATTTAGATGCAGTATATGAATTGGACGAGAAAGAGAAATTCTAATGCATGACATAGCACTATATGGACATTTAGTATTTGATACAATTAATGATTATTCAAAAACTGAAAACAAAATTGGTGGCATAGTAAATGTTTGGAAAGCATTAACCACTTTTGACTCGACATTAAAACTTTATGTTTGTCCAACAAATATTGGCACATCAACTATTACAATCGATAAAGAAAATAGTCAACGCACTAGCGAATCACAATTAAATTCTATTGTAGTTAATGTAAAATGCGAACCAAGTATTATCAGTCATATTGCATATATTAATTATATTGATGATTTAAGTTTTTTAGAAAATATAAAGTCAAATTTAATTTTTGCTGATGTATGTTCTGGTAAAGAAATGACCAAAGAATCATACAAATACTTGGATTATATTTTTGTATCAGAAGAAGACATAGGCATATTAAAAGATATTGAAGAGTTCGATGGCATAGTTATTATACATTCACCAATGAAGAGTTATGACAATAAAGGTAAATTTTTTGTTCTTGATGAAGATAGATATATAAAAGGTGTAAACGTGTTGGGTGCTGGAGATTATTACGCAGCACATTTCTTATATCAAAAATTAAATCATAAATCAGATTATCAATCTATGGTAGCTTCTCATCTATCAACCACAAACTATTTAAAAAATAAATTATGAAAACAAATGTATTAATACCTATGGCGGGTTTAGGTAGCCGCTTTCAAAAAGAAGGTTTTACTGTACCTAAACAACTAATTAATATTAAAGATAGGCAATTAATTGATATCTCATTAGATTGTTTAGATACAACAGACTGTAATCTAATTTTTATTATCCGCGATGAACACGTATACAATTTCAGAATGGATGAAATTCTAAGAATGAAATTCGGTGATGATATTAAAGTTGTTGTGCTAGATCATTTGACTAGAGGTTCAGTTGAGAGTTGCCTATATGCAGCCGAGTATATTGACAACGATGCACCTCTTGTTATTCATACATTAGATATCGAATTTAGTCCAGTATTTGATCCAAAAACTGTTGGTCGAATCATTGATGCTGATGGCGTATTATTAACATTCAAATCTAATAGCGCAAACTACAGTTATGCTAAGTGTGATGATGATAACTATGTGTCCGAAACCGCCGAGAAGAAAGCAATTAGTTCTGATGCGTGTGTAGGTATTTATGGATTCAAACGTGGATCAGATTTTTGTAATTATGCAAGAAAAATGATTGAAAACGATATTCGTACAAACAATGAATTTTATATTGCACCACTATACAATCTTTTAATTAATAATGGACTTAAGATTATTACAGTACCAGTAGAAAAAATGCACGTATTTGGTACACCCGATGAATTTAGATTTTATAAAAAGAATGTCATGAAGCGTTTTGGTGATAAGCCTGTTGCTTTATGTAGCGACCATTCTGGGTTTGAAGCTAAAGAATTATTTAAATCTATTTTGAATGATATGGATGTCCAGTATATTGATTATGGAACTGTTGTTAATCGTGATTGCAATTACAAAGACTTTATTAGTCAAGCAGTTAAAGGAATAGAAGATGGTGATTGTGACTTTGCATTTAGTTTCTGTAGAACTGGTCAGGGCGTAAATATATGTGCAAACAAATATAAAGGAATTCGTTCTGCATTGATCTATGATAATAATGCTATGGAAATGGCAATACGCCATAACTGCGCAAACTTCTTTGCTATACCTGCAATAAATGCTACAGTAGAAAACTTACAAGAGTATATTGAAATTGGATTTCAGCATTCATTTGATGGAGGCAGACACCAAATTAGAATACAGGAACTTGAATGAAAGTATCAAACATAAATGATTATGTAAAAGGATGGTTTGTAGGAGACTTTAATCCATCTATTTTTAATAATCCATTCTTTGAAGTTGGTCACCATAAACACAAAAAAGGTGAAGACACATTTCCACACTACCATAGAGTTACTACAGAACTTAACTATATTGTTCGAGGAGAACTTATTGCATCCAGCAAACACCTCAAAGAAGGTGATATGTGGACATACGAAAAGAATGAAGTTTCTGATGTAGAATTTTTAACTGATGTTGAATTGATAGTAATTCGTTGGCCCAGCATACCGAGTGATAAATATGAAATTAATTGCACATAGAGGACTACTTAATGGTCCAGATGTTAACCTTGAGAATCGTCCCGAACAAATTGAATTGGCACTGTCTCTAGGATTTGATTGTGAAATTGATCTTTGGTTAGTTAATTCTGAATTTTATTTAGGACACGATAGACCAGACTATGCAGTTGATAAATCATTCTTAAATAATTTTGGACTGTGGATACATGCCAAAAATTTATCGGCATTACGTTGGCTAACTGATACCACCGGGCTGTGCTATTTCTGGCATGAAAAAGACCAATTCACTTTAACAAGCAATAAATTTATCTGGACTTATCCAGGCAAAGAACTAACTCAACGTAGCATAGCAGTTCTACCAGAATTGCTTGATCCTGAATTTAAAAATCTACCAACCAACTGTTTTGGTATATGTTCAGATTACGTAGAAAAAATGCAGTCTAAATAAGTGTCCACCCTGCGGTGGATATTTCAAAACCACAACGAAAGGAAATGATATGAAAGCTATCAAGGCTTTACTATCTTCATTATTTTTGTGTGTACTAATGGCATCATCAAGCTATGCTGGCACAAATACAATTAAATTATCAGCAGACTCAAGCAAGTCTGACGTATATTGGATGGCAATGAACATCTATTACGAAGCAGGCAATCAACCACTAATCGGAAAGATAGCGGTTGGTGTAGTCACACTGAACAGGCTTCACGACAAACGTTTTCCAAAAAACATCCGTGACGTAGTTACTCAACCATCACAGTTTTCTTGGTACTCAGCTAAGAGTGCAGCACCGCCTGCCAATAACAAAATGTGGAAAGAATCGTATCGTGTCGCTAGTTTGCTATTGACAAAAGCTGCTGGAAATGATATAATAGATATTCTCGAAGGTGCAACACATTTTCATGCTAACAACATAAAACCTATCTGGGTTAGTACTGTCACTAAGATTGCGACTATTGAAGGTCACACATTCTATCGAATGAAATAAAAAGGAATTAATTATGGATTTAAAGATTTTGACGCAGAAGGAATTTGAATCTGAAATAAAACAGATCCAAAAAGATAAACATCCTATACCTCTTATTGATGCTATTCTAGAGTTTTGTGACAAAAAGAATATTGAGATTGAAACAGCAGCTTCATTGATTACGCCTAGAATGAAAACTGCACTTGAAGGCGAAGCTATGAAAGCTCGCATGATTACACCTAAGGCGCGTTTACCTGTAGAACTTGAGGACTAATATATGCAATGGAAAATTACACCGTCAACTAAAAAATCTGTTCTAGACAATACCTATTGGTCCGAAGGCGACATGCGAGTTTGCCAAGAAACTGGTTGGCGAACGGGCGAGTTTTTTGTAGAGCCTATGCCCGGCGTTACAATTGAAGAATATCTATCAGGTAAAGACGATGAAATTATTATAGATGAAGAATTTGATGTAATCGACTTCTCTACAACTGATGGTTGTTGGGTAGAGTACACATACTCAGATGATATGACAGACGAAGATATTGCAGCGTTTGAAGAATTGTTAGATGACGGTGGCGATTTAAATGATGACGGTTGGCAAATTATAGATTCAGAAACAATCATTCAAGGCGACATTGAGATTGAAGAGGTCAACGACTGATGAAAATGGATGCAATAGACGCATACAAATACTATTTGGGAATAAAGAACCATTTCACTAGAGATAGCTATGATTGGTTCAAATACAATAAAAAGGTCAATGTCACCTACGACTCTTTCATGAAGAGAAAAGACAAGTTATTTTTTGCTAGGCTTGGTAATAGAAAAGACGAATACTTAGAAGAATTTCTAGTAGCAAACTTTCTGATTGATGCTAAGATATGGGTAGGAGAACTCCTATCAGAGGAATGTGAAGAGCGATATAAAGATTGGAAGAAACGTCAAGAATCTTTGACGTATTTGTTCAAGAACGAAATAGACTTTCTATCAGGACTTACTCCTGAAGAACTAAATGAATTTTTTGAAACGAGAAGT